TTGCTTATGACAATGCGCAGGAAGCTTGGTCAACCCGCTATACGCACGAAACCATCGCCTTGGGTTTCTCGATCACTGAAGAAGCGGTCGAAGATAACTTGTACGACAGCTTGTCTGCTCGCTACACCAAGTCCCTGGCTCGCGCTATGGCTTACACCAAGCAAGTCAAGGCTGCTTCGGTCATTAACAACGGTTTCTCCAACACCTACGCAGGTGGTGATGGCGTTTCCCTGTTCAATGCCAGCCACCCCTTGATCTCCGGTGGTGTCAACAGCAACACTCCCTCTACCCAAGCTGATTTGAACGAGACTTCTTTGGAAGCCGCCGTTATTCAGATCGCCGCTTGGACAGATGAGCGTGGTTTGTTGATCGCAGCCAAGCCCAAAAAGATGGTTGTTCCCCCTGCCCTGATGTTCGTGGCCAAGCGTTTGCTGGACACCGAACTGCGGGTCTCTACTGCTGATAACGATATCAACGCTATCAAGCAGATGGGCGCAATCCCTGAAGGCTACTGTGTCAATCACTTCTTGACTGACACCAATGGTTGGTACCTGACCACTGACGTGCCCAACGGTATGAAGCACTTTGTCCGCACCCCCTTGCAGAACAGCATGGACGGTGATTTCGACACTGGCAACGTCCGCTACAAGGCCCGTGAGCGTTACAGCTTCGGCTGGTCTGATCCCCTCGGTATGTGGGGTTCTTCAGGTTCGACCTGATAGATTCAGTACGGTAGAGGTGACTGGCCTGCCACTAGGGCTCCTTCGGGAGCCCTTTTTATTTGTTGCGCCCCATAAAAAACCGTGATATATTGGCTCCATTCCGGGGTTCCCGGTGTATCTGACAGTCCCGGCTGACGACATGCAGACAGATACGCCCCACTTGCATGTAAGGAAAAATCATGGCAAGCACTACGTTTCAGGGCCCAATTCGTTCTTTGGGCGGCATCTATCAGCAAGGCCCAGCCGCTGTTGTTGAAATCACTTCTAGCACCACTCTGAACCCCGTTGACCACGGCGGTCGAATCATTTCTGTTGGTGGGTCGTTGGCCGCAGCACTTACGCTGACTTTGCCAACTATCAACTCATCTACCAACCCCGCGACTTCTGGCCCTGGCCAAGACCCCAACACCATCAACAACGAAGGCGTTGTCTACACCATCTGGGTTCCCACCACCATCTCCACTAGCTCGTTAAAAATTGGCACTGACGGTACCGATAAATACATTGGCGCTGTGTTGTCTATTGACACCGATACCTCTGGTGCCGCTGTAGGGTTTACCGCAGGCGCAAGTGATGACTTCATCAACTTGAACGGCACTACCACTGGCGGTGTCGCTGGAACTTTTGTTCAGATTGTTGCTGTTGCTGCTCTGAAATACATGGTCACTGGCACTGTGTTGGGTTCTGGCACTGTTGCCACCCCGTTTGCCACTTCTTAATCAACCTTACGGGGCTTCGGCCCCTTTTCTCAAAGGAAATTGATTATGACGATGCAATTTGACGTAAAACAAGCGCACCTAGACCAGAGCGGTTTTATGGTTCTGTACCCGACACGGGTTAAAGCTCTGTCTTTTACTGGTGGCGGTGCAGCAGGGTTTGTTACGTTGTTTGACACCACAAACACCCCCGTTTCTGCAAGTGTGACCTACGGGCGTTCTGGTGCGACTGTGACGGTGACCAAGACGGCACACGGACTGTCTACCGGGGACGTTATTGGTATTCACTTTGAAAATGGCACGGGCGGTGCGGCTACGGATGGCACGTACACCATAACTCGTACTGGCGCGGACACGTTCACGCTCACCGACATCAATTCTGGGACCATCACAGCAACGCCTACGGCTGTTTATGCAGTGGGTAAGTGGTTGATAACGTATCAAGCAACGGCTGGAGATTCTTTTTTCAATGGCTTCCCAATCCCCGGTGAAGGTGTCCGTGCATACAACGGTGTATATGCGTACTTCGTTAATATAAGCGCGGCAAACATCTACTATGGCTAAATCTCCTGCATGGACGCGCAAGGAAGGCAAAAATCCCAAGGGTGGCTTGAACGCCAAGGGTCGGGCTTCCTACAACGCAGCCAATCCGGGCAAGCCGGGGTTAAAAGCCCCGCAGCCCGAGGGCGGCAGCAGGCGCGACTCTTTCTGTGCAAGGATGAGTGGGATGAAGAAGAAACTTACATCCGAGAAGACAGCCAACGACCCAAACAGCCGGATTAACAAGAGCCTTCGGGCTTGGAATTGTGCTGACGGCGGCTACATAAAAGAAGCCGATGGCATAGCCCAGCGGGGTAAAACCCGTGGAAAGATGTGCTGACATGACAGACACCACACATGAGACCGCAAAACACATTCTTGACGCGCTGTCGCTTGTCACGGTTGTGGGGACTCTTATTGATATGTTGCCTTCTGTAGCCGCAGTATTTACAATTATTTGGACAGGCATTCGCATTTGGGAAACCAAAACTGTCCAAAGTTGGTTTGGTCGTAAAGGAAAAGACGATGCCAGCAACGAGTGAGAAACAAAAGCGGTTTATGGATGCCGCTGCACACAATCCAAGTTTTGCTAAAAAAGTTGGCGTTCCACAGAGCGTCGCCCAAGAATTTAGCGACAAGAGCAAAGGTATGTCGTTTGGTAAAGGCGACAAAACTAGAGTGGATCGGCAAGGCATAAACAAACCAAAAACCGATCATGGTGGTTCAAGTCTTTTTAAAAAAGGTGGCGAAATGAAAGAATCTAAAGCAATGCTTGGTAAAGAAATGGCCTTCATGAAGAAAAAAGGCGCTCCTGCTTCCATGGTCAAGCATGAAAAAGCTGAGATGATGGGCATGAAAAAGGGCGGCACTGCTGCAAAGTTCATGTCTTTTTCTAGCACCGGAAAGCCCGCAGGCATGAAGAAGATGGCCTCTGGTGGCATTGCCGCTTCAAAAATGGGGTCTGTTAGAACCGCCGCTCCTAGTGTGGACGGACTTGCTGCCAAGGGTAAAACCAAGGGCGCTCAAGTCAAAATGTCTGGTAGCAAACCTCTGGGTATGAAAAAGGGCGGCAAAGCCTAAAAGGAGCCTGACATGGCACGAGCACAAGATTTAGCTGGATTGGCTGCGCTTGGCGCATTGGCATACCATCTGCGTCCCGGAAAAAACCTGCAAACGGAAACGCAGAATACGGGGGCTGACCCCGATGCGGCTATGGGTAGTCCATCCATTAGCGCACTTAACGCCCGTGAGTTTGGGGACTCTGTAGACCAAACCGAAAGAATGGCCGACATTGGACCTAGCGGTTCTCGTGCCAAAGTCAATGACGAAACAGGCCAACTGTACTACCCAGAAGGTGCTCCCGCGCCCGCTCGCGCTCCAACTCGTGCCCCTGCTCGTCCTGTTGCTCGTGCTCCCGCTATGGGTGGTTCCGCCAATACCCGATCAGGCGCAGGTTTTGGTGAAGCTGCGGCATATCGACAGCAGCAATACGAAGACGCACAACGGCAAGCTGCAACTCCGGAAGCTAAGGCACAACGCGCACAGCAAATTGAAGGCCAAGCTGCCGAGAATATGACAGGCGACTTTATTCCAATGGGAAGAGCAATTAAAGCTGCTGGCTCTGCGGGTAGAACATTGGCTAAATTTGCTGGGCCTAAAGAAATTGGTATGGCAGAACGTAAAGCGTTAGAGATGAGCAGGGCTCAAGAGCCTGCACGAGCTTTGGCTAACAACCCAACCCGTCAAATTACAGGGCCATCCAAAGCTGATTTGGTTGCTCGTGACCGCGCTGCTCGCGCCGCCGCTCGTGAGAAGGGTATGTTGGAAGAGAACGCAGCCCGTTACAACCTCGATCCCTCCGACCCCGCATTTGCCGCTCAAGCCGCCGCTGTTCGTAGCAGCCTCGGTGGTAAAGACTTCACCCTGAAGAAAAAGGGCGGTAAAGTCAAAACCAAAAAGATGGCCAGTGGTGGCATGTCTTCGGCTTCTAAACGTGCTGACGGTATTGCCACTCGCGGCAAGACCAAGTACAAAATCTATTGAGGTGAATCATGGCAACTAAAAAATATGACGGCCCACGTTATGCTTATACGGCTGGCGTTGGCAAAATGGCAGATGATACGGTTGAAATTAACACTCCCGAACATGAACTGCGTACCAGCGATGTTCCTGATCAAAAAGCCATGCGTTTTATTCACGAAGACGATAAATTGTCTGAGTTTTTGAATCCAAAAGCTGGTGCTGGTCGTGGGGGTCAAGGTGGTCCTACGGCCAAAGAGCTCAAAGCGTATGAAGACAAAAAAGACGCTGGTATTTTTACCAAAGAAAAGCGTATGCCTCCATCCCCTCGTGAAATGGCTGTTGGTGGCACTGCTTCCTCTCGTGCAGACGGTATAGCCCAGCGTGGCAAAACTCGTGGGACGATCATCAAATGATGGCAAGCCGTGGGATGGGGGCAATCAACCCCAAGAAGATGCCGACCAAGAAGGTCATCCATCGCACGGATAATCCCAACGATGTGGACATGTACGCCAAAGGTGGCGGCGTGAATGCTGCTGGCAACTACACCAAACCGGGTATGCGTAAGTCGTTGTTCAATTCCATCAAGAATTCAGCAGTGCAGGGTACGG